TCTACCTACTCTCAAACAAAGAATAGAGGGCATCAGCGATGGGCATTTGGTTATGATTGGTGCAAGACCTAATACAGGTAAAACATCGTTTCAGGCATCAATAATAGCAGGTCCTGGTGGGTTTGTAGATCAAGGTGCAAGATGTGTTATACTCACAAATGAAGAAGCGTATCATAGGGTTGGTATTCGTTACATGAGTGCGGCAACAGGAATGAGTAAAGATGAAATAAGAGCAAATCCCTCTAAAACACAACTGTTATACAAGAGGGTGCTAGATCGTTTATCAATCAAAGATTGTACAGATAAGTACATGGACTATGTTGAGTTGGTTATTAGGGCAGTTAAGCCTGACATTGTTGTGTTGGATATGGGTGACAAGTTTGCTATGCGTACAAGTGATAAGTCTGACGTATACTTGAAAGATGCAACAATACATGCTAGAAACATGGCTAAGATATATAACTGTGCAGTAATATGGATGAGTCAGTTATCTGCTGAAGCAGAGGGAAGAGTCACACCTAATCAATCTATGCTTGAGGGATCTAAGACAGGCAAAGCGGCAGAAACAGATCTGATGTTACTTCTATCTAAAGATCCCATGCTTGAAGGCGAGGAAGAAACAGATATAAGACATATTGTTGTATCTAAGAATAAGTTGAATGGATGGCATGGTACAGTTACTTGTCGTTTAGATAAAGAGAAATCATTTTATATACCTTGAGGACAAAATGAAATTAGTAGTTGATGTAGAAAACACAGTAATCACAAGAGATGGCAAGCTACACCTTGACCCATACGAGCCAACAAATACTTTAACAATGGTGGGTATTGGGGATGCGAATGGTAGTGGTGAACCAACTGTATTTACTTTTGATCATGCTGAGATGCAACCAGATAGTGCTGACAAATTACAGCGTTTACTTGAGGATGCGTCATTATTGATTATGCACAATGCCCAACATGATTTGCAATGGTTGTGGGGATGTGGGTTTAAATTTGATTGCGACATTTATGATACAATGTTAGCTGAGTATGTCTTATGTAGAGGAGTTAAGAAAGGCTTGTCGCTTGAGAAGTGTGCAGAACGATATGAATTGCCACATACTAAGTCAGATATATTAAAAGAGTATTTCAAGAAAGGTTTCACGACTAGAGATATACCCCATGCTGAATTAAGTAGCTACTTGAAAGATGATATAAGAGTTACTCGCTGTCTGTATTGGGCATTGTTTAAAAGATATCAAGACCAAGAAAATCAATCTTTGCACAAAGTGTTGGACATAAAAAACAAAGTATGTAAGACGTTAACTCGTATGTACATGAATGGTATGAAGGTTGATGAGATGGAATTAGAAAAAGTACGAAATGAATTTGAACAAGAAAAAACAGACATAGTACTTGAATTGTCAGATCAAATGAACATATTAATGGGAGATACACCGATTAATCTTAATAGTCCAGAACAATTATCGCAAGTAATATACAGTCGAAAAGTTATTGATAAAAAGATATGGGGCGAAGAATTGTTTCAAGAAGTTAGGGATAAGAGAGATTTTAATCGGTGTGTCGAACAGAATACTGTGCCTATGTACAAAACTAAAGCGATTAAATGTGATGAATGTAATGGTAATAAGAAGATACATAAGATTAAAAAAGATGGTACATTATTCAAGAAACCAAATATATGTAAGAAGTGTCTAGGTGAAGGCTTTCTATTGATACCATCTCAATCTATCGCAGGCTTACGATTCAAACCTACAAGTAAATCATGGATAAGTGCTAATGGTTTCTCTACTGCAAAAGGTGATCTTGATATACTACAGAATCAAGCAACAGCGAATAACTTAATTCCACAAGCTAAGTTCATAGCTAATGTAAAACGTCTGTCTGCTTTAGATTCGTACTTGTCGTCTTTTGTGCAAGGCATCAAGACATTTACAAAAGAAGATGGGTTCTTGCATGTGGGATTAACGCAACATATTACATCTACAGGACGATTTAGTGGTAGGAATCCTAATATGCAAAACATGCCTAGAGGTGGTACATTCCCTGTTAAGAAAGTATTTGTGTCACGTTTTGAAAATGGACAGATACTAGAAGCCGATTTTGCTCAATTGGAGTTTAGAGTGGCGGCATATTTGTCACAGGACAAGGTGGCTATGGAAGAGGTGAGAACAGGTTTCGATGTGCATAGTTATACTGCTAAGATTATATCTGATGCGGGACAGCCTACGAGTCGTCAGGTAGCTAAGATGCATACGTTTGCTCCGCTTTACGGCGCAAGTGGGTATGGCAGAACGAAAGCAGAAGCAGAGTACTATACGCACTTTAATGAAAAGTATAAAGGAATTGCTCAATGGCATAAAAAGTTAGCTGATGAAGTAGTTGCAACAAAGCGAGTTACAATACCATCAGGTAGACAATATGAGTTTCCATTAGTTGAAAGGAGAAGAAATGGTAGCGTAAGTTTTTTTACTATGATCAAGAATTATCCTGTTCAAGGTTTTGCAACAGGTTGTATTGTTCCGATAGTCTTATTGGAACTTGAGAAATTGTTAGGAAATCTACAGAGTTGTTTAGTAAACACAGTACACGATTCAATCGTTGTTGATGTACATCCTAACGAGGTGGATGAAGTGATAGCGGCAGTAGCACACCTAAATCAAAATCTGCACGACATCATCCACCAATACTATGATATTGATTTTAATGTACCATTATTATTAGAATCAAAAATAGGAAAGAATTGGCTTGACACGAAAGAAATTTAGTGTATAACTATAGATTCTATAAAAGTCGAAAGTGAGGATATAATGACTACTAACATAGTAACACAAGATAATATGAATAAATACAATGCTGAAATGGCAAAGATAATGGGTGTAGCTGATGATGACGATTCATCTGAAAGTAAAACATCTACACTAGCTAGAGTAAAGATTATTCATGCACCAATTATGGGTATGAAAACTATTGATGGCGAGGAAACAGAAACTGTTGTTGTCAAAGGTGGTTCGTACTCTATACAAATGCCTGACGATAAGATTGTTTATGGTAGCAAACTAACGATGCGACCATTCATGCAGAGGTACATGTACAAGAAATATGTACAGGGTACTGATGCAGATAATCCGGGCTACTTTGTGAAAACAATCATGGCTGACTCTTTGAATCAAGACCTAAAAGATACGCATGGTGGTTACAATTGTGGTAAACCCGCAGGGTACATCAAAGACTTCAAAGCACTTAGTGAGGATATGCAAAAGCTTATACGTACAATCAAACGTGTGCGTGTTATATTTGGTTTAGCTACACTTACTAATCCTGTTGATGAGAGTGGTAAGAAGATCAGTAACTTTGATACCAATATTCCTGTTATATTTGAAGTAGACAATCGGACTAGCTTTAAAACATCAGGTGAGCCTTTTACATCATTAGCTAAACGTAAGCATTTACCTATACAACATTTAATTGATTTTAGTACTGAAGTACAGGAACTACAAACAGGTGGTAAGTATTATACAGTTATTGCCAAACTTCGTAGTGAGTCAATTGATGTTAACAAGGAAGATGCTGAAATGCTACAATCATTTTTAGATTGGATAACTAATTACAATAATTATGTTACTACTAGCTTTGATGAGAAGAGAGGTAATCATGTGTCAGAAGAAGAAGCAGAGATTATCGATCAGATTGTGGGCAATGATTTACCTGAAATTGAGGTAGCCTAATGAACCATCCTGTTGAACTGTTGGCTCAAGCCTATCTTAAAGATATTGTTAATAACAAAACTAAGATGGACTCCGACACTATCGAAACTGTTGTTAATGATATACGAGATGCCTTGCACCGACAGTTTGCAGGGGAAACACGACAAGAGTTTAGACTAAGACCATCTAACTTGGGCAGACCTAAGTGCCAACTGTGGTTTGATAAGAACAAGCCTAGTAAAGCATCTGATCTGCCCTCTAACTTTGTCATCAATATGTTTCTAGGAGATGTTGTTGAAGCAGTATTCAAAGGCATCCTACGAGCCATGAAAGTTGAGTTTCAAGATAATGGCAAGATTGACCTAGACGTAGATGGTGAAAACATTACAGGTGAATACGATCTTATCTTAAATGGTAAAGTTGATGACGTTAAGTCAGCATCAGCTTGGTCATATAAGCATAAGTTTGATAATTATAATAGTCTAGCAGAGCATGATGCGTTTGGTTACATACCACAATTAGCTATCTATTCAGAGGGTACAGGTGCTGATGTAGGTGGTTGGTGGGTAATCAACAAAGGCAATGGCGAGTTCAAGTACGTATCAGCCGAGCAGATGGACAAAGATGCTGTAATGAAAGAAGTTAAATCAACAGTTGCTTACATAAATAATGATGAGCCTTTTGAGAGGTGCTATGAACCTATTCCTGAAACATACAGAGGAAAAGAATCAGGCAACATGGTCTTACCTAAAGAGTGTCACTTCTGCAAATATAAATATGATTGTTGGGATAACATACAGGAGCTACCATCTAAAGTATCTCAAGCTAAAGAGCCACCTATAGTAGAGTATATATCTTTAGCATGAGGAGAAGACACAACAAACGTAAGTATCGTAGTGGTCTAGAAGAAAAAGTAGCAGAGTTTATACAAGAGCATGAGTCTTGTGTTCGCTATGAAGAGTTCAAGATCAAATGGACAGATGTACGTTTTAGAGTATACACTCCTGACTTTGTTCTAGATAATGGTATTATTATAGAAACAAAAGGACTGTTTACTAGTGAGGATCGTAGAAAACATATTGAAGTACAAAAGCAACATCCAGAATTAGATATTCGATTTGTCTTTACAAACGAAAGAAATAAACTATATAAAGGAAGCAAGACTACTTATGGTATGTGGTGCGATAAAAACAATTTTAAATATGCAACGAGGATTATACCTCTTCAATGGTTAAAGGAAAAAAATAATGTACGTAATAAACGAAAATGATTTTGCCCTTATTATTAGATGCACAGAAAAGGATGGTACGTGGGATGGCAATGTAGATATTAAATTATTTTATTCTGAAGATAACATGTATGGAAAAGAAGCCATAGACAATGTTCTTAAAATGATGAGTTTACTTAGAACATGCATTACAATGATGACTGAAGATAAAAATTTCTTAGCTAAAGTTCATGCTAAAAACAAAGAAGAACATGAAGCTCAAGTGCATGAAGAGATGGATAAACATGATGCACTTGAACATAAAGTAAAGAGTAATCCAAAAATAGTTTCTAAAAAAGGTAATGTAATAACAATTGATTGGGGGCAAATGTGAGAAAGAATAATGATTTAATGGATGTTATGCCTGAGTACTCTGAAGATGCTTTTACACCTAATCTAAAAGACATGGTTAATAATCCACCTCATTATAATCAACATGGCATAGAATGTTTAGATGCAATACAAGCCGCAACAGGTGAGGGATATCAGTATTACTTACAAGGCAATATACTAAAATATCTGTGGAGATATAGATATAAGAATGGAAAAGAGGATTTACAAAAAGCATTATTTTATCTACAAAGAATGATTGAGGAAGTAAATGAAAGTTAAAGTATTTTTAATGCTTGACATTGATGAGGAAGAAAATATACTTCCTATTGACGATGGCATTGAGGATGCTGTACAAAGCACCATTGAAGATTTAATCTTTGATGTTGATGGAATTAAAATTAAAAGTATAAAGGTGACACATGACAAACGCACTACCAACTGATTACCAAAACTTCATAGCTGTTTCTCGCTATGCAAGATGGATTGCTGAAGAAAACAGAAGAGAAACATGGACAGAAACAGTATCAAGGTACATGGATTACTTATGTAGCAAAATTAATATTGACAATGCTACTAAAGGGTATCTGTGGGAAGCGATACATAGCCTACAAGTAATGCCATCTATGAGAGCATTAATGACTGCGGGTGTCGCACTTGATCGTGACAATACTGCGGGATACAACTGTGCTTACTTGCCTGTTGATGATCCCAAATCATTCGATGAAGCTATGTACATATTACTGTGTGGTACAGGTGTTGGCTTTAGTGTGGAAAGACAGTATGTAGAAAAGTTACCTGATGTTCCTAATAAATTATATAAGTCAGATACATGTATTAAAGTTAAAGATAGTAAAGAGGGTTGGGCAAAATCGTTACGAGTATTGATTTCACTTTTATATGCAGGTGAAATACCTATATACGATGTATCAAAGGTACGTCCTGCGGGATCAAGGTTAAAGACATTTGGTGGTACTGCATCTGGACCCGGACCTTTAGTGCAACTGTTTCAATTTGCTATCAATACATTTGAAAATGCTAAAGGACGCAAACTTAATTCATATGAGTGCCACAGTTTAATGTGTAAAGTTGGTGATGTAGTTGTATCAGGTGGAGTACGTCGGTCAGCTATGATTAGTTTGTCTAATTTGTCTGATATAAGAATGCGTCATGCTAAGTCAGGTAAGTTTTATGAAACTGCACCACACATGAGTATGGCTAATAATAGTGTTGTCTACACAGACAAGCCTGATGGTGCTACATTCTTACGAGAGTGGACTTCACTTGTTGAGTCTAAGTCAGGTGAACGTGGTATATTCAATAGAGTTGCCGCACAAAAGCAAGCTGAGAAGAATGGAAGACGCACATCAGACATAGATTTTGGATGTAATCCATGCTCTGAGATCATACTGCGTCCATATCAGTTTTGTAACCTCACAGAGGTGGTAGTTCGTGATAAAGATACCTCTGATGACCTAGCGAGAAAGGTGCGACTAGCAACGATTCTAGGCACAGCACAGGCGACATTGACTAAGTTTCCATATCTAAGAAAAGTGTGGACAGATAACACAGAAGAAGAAAGATTGTTAGGTGTTAGTCTTACAGGTATTATGGATAATGGATTGACTAGTTCTACATATGATTTGAAACATATATTACAAGAGTTAAAACAAGTGGCTATTGATACAAATAAAGTTTATGCTGATAAGTTTGGTATACCACAATCAACTGCAATTACTTGTGTTAAGCCTAGTGGTACAGTATCTCAACTTTGTGATTCAGCTAGTGGAATACATCCTAGATATTCAGAGTACTACATAAGAACTGTAAGAGGTAGTAATCACGATCCACTTACACAGTTTATGAAAGAACAAGGTGTTCCTAATGAGCCTTGTGTAAGTAAGCCTAATGAGAATACTGTGTTTAGTTTTCCATTTAAGTCACCTCGTACATCTGCAAATGTATCTAATGTATCTGCTTTAGATCAGCTAGAGTTATGGCTAACGTATCAAAGATATTGGTGTGAGCATAAGCCTAGTTGTTCTGTTTATGTTAGAGATCACGAGTGGGCAGAAGTTGGTGCATTTGTTTACAAACACTTTGATGAAATGTCAGGTGTATCTTTCTTTCCTAAAGATGATCACGTATATCAACAAGCACCCTATAGTGAATGCACTAAAGAAGAATATGAAGAAGCAATAAAAAAAGCCCCATCTAGAATAGATTGGAGCTTGTTAAAGGACTTTGAGAAAGAGGATACCACCTCTTCTAGTCAGACATTTGCTTGTAGTGGAGATTCATGTGAAGTTGTTGATATTGGTGCTTAAATGCAATATGATCTTTTTGAAGAGCTACCTACGGATGTAGAAGATGGTAAGACTTGCATTAAATGTAACAAATACCTACCACAAGAAGCATTTGAATGGTTTTCTGGATCTACCACATGGAGAAGACCACAATGTAAACAATGTAGAGGAGAAAGTAGACGTACAGTACAAGAGCTAAAAAAAACTGCTCCCCCATTAACATCTGAGCATGTTTGCCCAATCTGTCAAAAAAATAAACAACAAATATCTTTACATAGATCAAGCCGAATGGGTTCATTTGTTTTAGATCACGATCACGAAAAAAAGGTCTTTAGAGGTTGGTTGTGCCATTGCTGTAATACAGCACTAGGTATGCTAGGCGACAATCTAGACACGATACAAAGAGCATACAATTACTTAAAGGAGTTCAAAGAATGAACATAGTTGATAAGGGTTACAAAGCATTTTGGAAAGGCAATTTAACAAATCCTTATAATATGAATACTTACAGAAATAAAGAGTGGGAACGAGGATTTAATAAAGCTTACTTTGAGCAGTTAAAAAAGGTACAGAAACATGAACATAGAAAAGGAAGCAGAAGATTTCATTAAGGAACGAAAGATTAATGTTAAGGTTGAAGAAATAAAATTACTTGTAAAAAATATTAAAAAAGAACTTGACAAATTAGAAAAGTTAATATATATTAATAATTAGATTGGTTGCTTTCCTTATTGTAATCAATCGTAGCTGTGTGGTCAACTCTGTGGGGGTGGTATTAATTTACTGCCCCCTTTTTTTTTAAGGACGTTTATCTTTTACGCTCTTTGATATATTAATCATCTCCATTAAATCCATAGTTGATAATTCTTCTAAATCTTTTAACTTAATATTTACATCTAAGTCTTTATCATAACTTTTATTAAAGTTTTGAATGGTTTCAGTAAAATCTCTTTTGTTTAATTTAGCTATCTCCATTACTAATCTTAATCTTTGTGCAAATGCTTCTGTTCCTAATCCTTCTTTTTCAAATGAGAAATCTTGATTAGTTAAGACTGAACCATTTATAGTTTCGTTTAATACACTAGTCATTGTATCAGATATCATATTTTGAACCATTTTTGTTTTATCATCTTGAGATGCTTTATTCCATTCATCGTCATGTAAAAGTGTATAAGCAGCATGTTCTAGACGAGGTGCAACTAATCTATTCATATAGACATCTGCATCTCTAAAAGAACTTTTGTATTTACTTTGTTGCTTCCATCCTTGTAGATTTGTTTTATTAAGTAGTTGTTCCATGTAGGTCATTCTACCTTGACTTTTCATACCTAACAAATCATACCAACCACCAGATGTATATGTTGCATCTGCCCTAAAAGGAGTTCTATCTTCAACTGCACCTAGTATTTCTTTTTCACCTGTAAGACTTCTTATTAAATTACTTGTATACCTAGTAAGTCCAAATACCATAGCTTGATAAGATGCTTTATTAGGAACTTTTAACTTAACATCATCTTCTCCTAAATAGTATGTAGATAACTTTTGAAATGCATCACCATAAGGTCTAGTATATCCTGTAGCTAAGTTTTGTGGAATAGTTGTCATTGTTTTAGTTATGATCTCTTCCCATGATTTATTTTGAAAATCTAAGGCATCTTCAATTACTGCCCTAAGATTCATAACAGATTTTGCATTTCTAGTTATTTGACCTAATACAAATTGATCAGCAAGATCGGATTTAAATTCAGGTGTATAAGAAGTGACTGTACTTCTTTCGCCTGTTTCTTCGTTTATGTTAAATCCTTTCTTTATATTATATGCTCTTCCTAAAATAGCACAGTTAGACAATGGAAACATATATCTAATTGATACTAATTTACCATCAATTATTTCTTGATCCCATGCAAGTCCTTGCTCTATCTTTTCTTGATCTCGTATAACACATTGACCGATTGCTGATAATCGCATAGCCCCTCTTACAGTAGACTCCCACCAATTATCTTCACCTTCTTCGTCTGAACCTAATGCAGATACCGCTAAAAGAGCTGGACCACCTGCTGCAAAACCTTTTGCTACTCTTCGTTGATCTTGCAAACTACCAAATATATCTGCCCCTTTAGGTATGTTCATTGATCTAGCATTCATTCCATACTTAGCAACTTTTGCCATCCAATTAACGCTACCACCACCTAGACCATCATACAATAAAGCTAGAGTATTATTCATAAATTTACCAAAAGGTAGAAGTGTACCTAAACCTGGTATATCACCTACCTTTTCAAGTGCAGTAGCTATCTCTTGCATTCCAACAGGTAGTCCTGCTTTCTGGTAACTTTTAGTAAAGATATCTTCAAGTGTTCTATCAGTTACCTCTGCTGTCATTTCAAAAAACTCTTGAGAACTGATTTGTTTTCTAAGATCTACGTCAGACTGTCTAGTAAACTCCATGAATCCCATATTATATTTGTTTCTTAGATATCTATCTAGATTTCCTATATAAGCTTGTGATTTTGTAAATGTATCTATTGCATTAACTAGCATCAACTTCTGTGCATATTTAAGATAATAGTCTTCATTTACTCGCATCCATGCTGGCGGCGCACCAACAATCTTACCATCAACTTCTTTTACATAGCCAAACTGTTTTGCTAAATCCTCTACATTTCTAACATCAACACCACCTATGATTGCATGTCTTAATGCTTTTGCACCTTCTGTGTCTATCTCTAACATTTTTAAAAAGGCTTCTTTATTAGCAGTAGGATCTAACAGATTAGCTATTCTAAATATCTGATTATTAAAAATGTCTTTTGCTTCTTTAATTGAATCCCCTAGTATGTTGACTTTACTTTCACCATAATTGACTCTATCAAAAGTGTGCTTGATAGTATTACCCATTAGTTTAGGTGGAATTAAAGCTGTGTGTAATAACATTAATCCTGTATCAGCAACAGCATTTAATCCTGTAGCCGCTAACCAACCACTAAAGTTCAAAGATGATGTAGAGTATGTAGATACAACACCTCGTTTCCATGCGGCTTGTAAGTAGTGCCACGGGCGAGGGTGTATCTTTTTTAGTTGCTCCATTAATTTAGCACCATCAACAGAGTACTTCACACTCTTGGCATCGTTTAACACCATGCGTTGTACTTGACTAGCTACATTTAATTTTTGACCTGCATCAGACATTGTAAATGCAAGTGATTTCATAAAGCCATCCCATGATGTAGGTTGTGCTAGTTTGTTAGCAAATGGACTCTCACCTTTAAATCCTACATTACGCATCTTTTTAGTAAATGCAGCTTTAATTTGTGGGGCAGTTGATTCATCCATTAACTTTATAAAAGCAGCCATGAATTGTTTATCGCCACTCGCTTTCTTTAAGTCTTTGAAGTAGACTAGATCTAAATCTTCTGTCATAGTTTCAACCATGCCTTTGACACCCATATCCTTGTTACCAAACATATAAAGTTTAATAAAATCTAAATCAGCATATTGACTGTCCTCTTCTAATAACTTTCTACCACCTTTTGTTTTTTTAGACCAAAAGTCTATTAGTTCTTCATTCTTTAAACTTATCTTCTCAAGTATCGCTGCTTTTTGTGCATCTGTTTTTACTTTCTTAGTTAGGAAACCATCAAACTCTTTTCCACCAACTGTAAATTTTCTTTCTCTTAATACTTTTGGTGGCAAATGCAAAGCTAAGTCTACTCCACCACCTATTAATCCTTCAAAAAGTGATATAAATCCATCTACTGTATTGTAGCCATCTTGCCTACCAACTTTCTTTTGGAAGTCTTGATATATAGCATCTAGTCCTAGTGCCACAGCAGCGTCTGCCATTGAAGTGTAGCCTATTTGTTTTAGCATCATATTTTTACTTTGAGATGCTACTGCCGTGTTTACAAGTTTATCTTTAGCTACATCTTTGATTACTTTTGAACCACCATACTTTCCTAAAAACTTACCAACAACAACACCGGGAATGTAATTAGATGGACTCTCTATAGGATTTAATACATTACCAACATGCTCCATAGCTCCCATAACACCATCCATAGTAGATCCATGTTTTCCTTTTAATCGTTGAAATATACTAGGATACTTATCCCACATATCGTAGGCTGTTTTATAATGATGTAGGTTTTCAGGCTTTTCTCTTCGCACAGCTAATGATTCTCCAAATATACCTGTATCTGTAGAGTCGATATTTCGCATTTGAGTTATCCACTTTTTAACAACTTCTTCATTATCCCATTCATCAGCTACTGCACCATATCCAACTAATTTTAAATAAGATCTTAGTTGAGAATTTAATCGTTGATCAGATGCTAATGTATCATCATCAAGTGTTTCAATTGAATTAATATAATTCTGATCAATAGGTTCAGTAGAAAACAATGATCCATCTTCAGGTTGTTCTAATTGTAGTATAGGTTCAGTAGAATAGATCATCTCATCTGAAACATTTGGTGTATTTGTTTCTTCATAATTAAAAAAGTTTCTCATATTAATCTAAATCCCATTTTGCTTGCCCCATAAATTCTGGTCTTCTGAGTACATCTTCTACTCTGATTTCTTCTGGTGTACCATCATAAGTTCTATACTGTAAAACAGTTCCACTACTTAGTATTCCACCATCAGTTCCTCCCATTAAATCAATAAATATTTTTAATGAGTGCCTATCTGCAAATACATAATTTTGATCTATTCCAAACATAGCCATATAGCCTGTCAAAGTTCTCTTTTGTCCTGAAACTCTAGGATTTTGATCTGCATAAATTTTCATCTCCTTCATCTTCTCTCCTAAAGCAGATATAAAATCTTGAGGATCTCTAGCTTTCTTTGATAAATATGTTTTTACATAGGCTTCTCTATGTAGAAGTTGATATATTCCTCTGCCACCAACTGACATGTTTACCATTTGTCTGTGTTTTTCTACTTGCTGTTCTAAAATAACTATTTCAGCATTTAATTGATTTTTTCTTGCTTCAGTAGTAGCACTAGCAAGTTGTTCTTTTGCTCTTCTAAGTTTTTGAACCAGACCCTTTTTGGATTCTCTTAATTCATCAGGATCGCCTGACCACATTCTACCAAAATCATCTGCTTCTGGATCGTATATATTTGCAAAAGAACTTACAACTCTTCCATTTACAGTATTACTTAATGTAGCTTTAGCATTTGTTTCAACAATACCAACAAAATCATTTAATCTGTCATTTAGCACGTCTGTTATTTTTTCTCCTAACATGCTAGGCATACCTTTACTGTAGTCTAGCCCACCAGGAACCGCCTCTAATTGATCTTGATCAAATCCGATAGACCCTATAGGCAATTCTGATAGTCGATCATAAGTAACAGTTTCATCACCTATCTGTGTTTGACCTGCACCTCTTAAATAATCATTTGCTAACTGCATACCTGCAAGAGGACTACCATAAGATGATGCAAAAACACCTGCATTTAATTGAGTTGGTGTCTTAGCGTTCTTTAATAATTTATCATAGCCTGCATAGTATTTTCTAAGTGCTTTGCTAACTGATTCAGGAGTATTTTCAAATCCATCTATATTTGTATAAGCACCAAGTTGTTTTCTAAAAGATGGCATCATTAACTCATAATCCTGTTTAGTTAACTTTGGCTGACCTTTTAATGCACGAGCATCATTTATTTTTTTAGTCATAGCTTTGAACTCATCTAATTTATTAGCTTTGATTAATGCACTAATAAATTCAGGAGCAACACCTTGAAGTTCATTCGTTATGTAGTTAGCTGTGTCCTTCATCCAAGTTTCATTTTGTTTTATTGCTGGAAGAACACTACTATTGATCCTACTTAAAGCGGCTCTAGCATTTGCTGTGGCTAATTTTCTAGATTCATCTTGGTTGTGTTGTATAACGTCACGTATACCTTTTGCACCTCTAGGATTCATTGCATAATTAGCTGCTGTTAAAAACATAAATGCTTTATCTGCAAACGTCATACGCTTTCCAACATTTTTAATGTTATCAAAAAAACTGTCTTTTTTAGTTTTAGGATCTGCTAAACTCATTATTCTCTCCTTGCCATTATTCCTTGCCCTTGATCCATATTTGGCATCATTTCAGTACTAGGCATCTGTTCTGGTAATTCATCTGTCATCGGTGACTCTTCCATAGGCATATCTGCTTCCATGATATCATCTGTTTCTTCTTCTTGACCTTCCAACAATTCTGCTGTCTGTTCCATCAAATCAACACCACCATCATCTTCTTCTGTATCTCTTAATCTGTCGATCTCTTCTCTTAGCTTCTCAGCTTTGAACTTATTAGTTGTTAGCTCTGTATCTTCAGCATCGTTAAGACCATCAACAACATTTATACCTGCCTGTTTACCTAACATTCTGATGTACTCGTGTAATACAGGACTAATAAGTATTCTGTTGTCCATACTGTGATCACCATTCATAACAAAGAAAAGTGTTATAGATTCAACAATTAACTCTACAGGTGTTTCTAATTCTAACATCCTACATATATTATCTATAAATTCGTCATTCGTAATTTTTTCCATATAAAATTGTATAACCTCTTCTAACCTTGAATGTTTAGCAGGTCTTTCATATGGTCTGCTTTTTGGTTCAGTTAAAAGTGATTCACCCGGTGAAGGTCTATCATAAAAATTTGCCATTAGTTACCCCTCTTACTTCCAAGACTTTTTAATATTTTATGATTTGGATGAAAAGCTCTAAGATGCTCCAAAATAACTCCTGTTAATACGTCATCATCTTTAGGAAAATAGTAATTGTAAGTCTCGCCTTTTGAATCTTTTCTTTTTTCAGTTAAATCATTATTTCTAAAAGCTTCCCATCTAGCCATTACACTTTGTTTCATACCATCAAGAGTAGTTTTTCTACTTATACTGTCACTCATGTACCAAATATACATCTTGTCTTGATTTTCCTTATTGTACAAACTTTGTTTAGTTAATCCCAATTGCTTACCACCTCTATTGAGTATGTCTTCAATTGTACCACCTAACATTTGATAGTATCCTGTAGCTGTAGTATTAGCACCATATGTTTTATTATTATGTTTATTGTACTCACCACCTTTTTCAGCAAACTCTGCTACTTCTCCTAGTGTCATTTTAGTAACATCTTTTCCATAATACTTGCTTTTCTTAATGTTGTTTTGGTTATTAAATAGAGTATCGTATTTCCCCATTCCTTCTTTTCTCATAGCAATCATAGCTTTAGGTATTTTAGTGTTACTACCATCAACTTCATAATTAACTGTTTCACCACTCGTGTTTACAAACTGCGTAGCTCCCTCTACATCACTAAGTGATACATTAGGTGCATCACTCAATGATACATTTTCTGCATTCTCATTAAACACATTAAATATTTCGGATAAAGAATCCATATTTGTAGCATTTCTATTGTCTGCATAAGTTCTAGCTTTTAGCTTTGCTCTAGTTTCCTCTAATGTTTTATTGAGAAAATTGTCTTTCTGTGCCATCTGTTCTATCTGTGGTTGATTTGAATAAAACTCTTGAGCAAAAGTATAATCGTCTGGATTATCTTCCATTTCAAGTCCTCCTGTTGCCAATCCACCTAGATTAAATGCTCGTCTTTTATTTGAATAGGCTTTAAATTTTCGATATAACTCTGCATATTGAATTTTATCATTTAACTTTTTAATACTTTTCATTTACTTTAAGCTCCTATACATTAAGTCGGGTCGAGAGGATTCATTGCTGATACAAATCCTGTAATCAACGATTGAAAAAGTCCACCTCTAGCTTCTGCCTGTTGTGCGTCTGCATCCATCTTTGCAATCATAATAGATGCTGCTCTCTGTTTGTCGTTATCGTCAGCCGTGAATGCCCAATTCATTAAATCTCTATCTGCTTGAAATTCTTGTTCTAATTGCATTTTTGTTAATGCTGTTGCATTATTTGCATCATTCATATTTGCTTGATTGACAGCAGCATTATTTGCTGTTGTTACATCTTGATACCACTTAGCGTTTGCTTGTGATACTACTAGTGAATTTGTAGCATTGAACTGTGCCCGTTGTTCTTTCAAAGATGCAAAAAACTTTTCATTAGCGGCATCTTCTTGAAACTGAACTGTCTCCATTGCATTTTTTTGTTCTGAATTAAATCTTTGCATCTGTGCAACTAAGCCTTCTATAAACATATCTACTTGATTTTTCTGTTCAGCATTAAATTGTTTAGCTGCATTATCAGCAGTTTGGTCTTTAAACAATGCTTGCATTTTTGCTTCTGCTTTAAAGATTGTAGTCTGTTGTTTGTTGTCTAAGTTTTTAAGATCCATTTGTAAAAGATTATTAGCATTAGCAACTTCTGCTTGTTGTTTGTTAGTTAAGTTAGTCAAGTCCATTTTAGTTAGATAC